AAAAACAAACCACTATAATTTCGCAGACGCTTTATTAAGCTAAATAATAGTGCCAGACTTAAGCTAATAAAAAGTTGAAAAAAATCTGGTACTATCGGTAAGAATAGTCCTCGAACATTTGTTCGGAATCATAGTTTTTTAACAGTTTTGATGTAAATTCCTGTCCAACTGCCCATTTTAAGTAGTTTGAAAATAATTGGATATTTTTTATAAAAAGGACATCAAAATGACTCTTCAACAGAAATTAGTCGTCAAAAATGCCGTTAATGGCTTCTTATTGAACACAAAAGCTAAAACAACAAAATCAATTCAAAAGTTGAAATTAAGCTGCTTTTGTAAATTCATGTTCGATAGTAAAGATTTATTTAATGTTGATTGGACGAAACTCGATAAAGAAAACATATTGCGTTTTATTGATTATAAAACTGAAACAATACAGTTCAGTACAGCAAATAATTACATAACCATTTTAAAGATCTTTGCAAAAGAATGTTTTTATCATGGTGTTATTGACTCTTTAACCTACTCCACGATTAAACACATACAAAAATACAAAGGAACATCACCTGACAATGGACGAGCATTGAAACCTAAAGAAATCGAAAAAGTAAAACTATACTTTTCTAAGGCAAGGAACGGGCGTGAATTACGTAATTATGCCATTTTCGCTCTAGGAGTAGGATGTGGTCTAAGGCGGGCTGAAATATCAGCATTGAATATAGAGCACTTAAAAGGGCGAAAACTACAAGTAAGCGGTAAAGGTAATAAATCAAGAACCACTTACCTATCAAATTTTACATTTAATGCGGTCATGGCATGGAGAAAACAATTATCACAAAAAAAAGGAGCTCTATTCGTTCATGTAACAAAGGGCGATAGAATTAAAAATGAAAGGTTGGGTATTAAAGGGGTCCACTATGTAATAAGTGACATCAAGGTTAGATGTAATTTGACTGAGTTTACAACTCACGATTTACGAAGAACATTTGCAACTACTTTGTTGCATGCGAACATTGATGTTTTCACTGTCCAAGAATTACTAGGACACTCAGACCCTATGACGACTAAGCGCTACGATAAGCGCGGTGAGTACGAAAAAATTAAAGCTATAAAATCTCTTCCATTTTGAATCAAATATTGTAACTCATATTTGTAATGGAAATTTTGAAAATAAACTCTGACCTAATTGTACAAATGATAAGGTCAGAAATTGCCACATTGCTGACCATTGCGGTCATAGGATATTAGTTGAGCCTTACGTTATTAGTGAGCGTGGATAGACCCAACTGATAATGATTTTATAAAATTAAAATTAAAAATCTAGTGTATGTTTGCAGGAAATTTCAAGTCAACATCTTCAGCTGAACCAATAGAATATGCAGGGATATGAAAATTAAGGTTTGACGAGTCTAATACTCGCTCCGCTCTAAATTTAAACACAGAAACCTCTTGGGGATGTATTTTTATATCCCTAGTAGGAGACAGTCTGAAGTGGTTTTTATATTGATCTTTAAGCGTCAACCCGTTAACTACTAAGACACATTCAGTTCCTCCAAACTTTGTTTCAATATAAGTGCATTTATTAAAATGGGTCTCTATTATTTTATTTTTATGTATATTTTTTATGGATATAAATAAAGTTGAATTAGTATAATCTATTAACTGAATCACAAGTCGAGTGTCTTTATATACAGCTTCCCTCTCTGCTAAATAGCTAGCTTGTCTTTGTTTAACTCTATCTCTGGCGATTTTATTTTGTTGAATCTTTATATTTTTTTGTTGAATCTTTATATTATTACGTTGATAAACTAATTGTTGATACTCTTCGCCTTTATTCACTTGAATAATTAAATTGGGTATCGTCACATTGATGAGTCCTTTAAATACTTCAATTTCAAAAGCTAATCGTTTGGATGCCTTTACAGTTCTATATTTATCATTAAAACTACATTCAACATCCTTTATAGCTTTTATTTCTCTTTCCTTCGATTTGATTATGCTACCACCTAACTCAATTGCATCTGACAAAATATCTCGGGCTTTATTTGGATCTCTTCCCGTTGTTTCTATTTCATTTGTTCTGTAATTTCTAACTCTAGCGAAAGTGGTGGAGTGGTATTTGTGTTTAAGTCCAAGTATTGCATGCCCTGTAAAAGGTTCTTTTCTGGTTGGTATTACTTTATCAAAATCATACCAAGAGACTTTTGGCCCTATCATCTTCTGGAAACGTTTAATTAAGATCTCTGTTTCTTTCATATTTTCATTGTTTATGCAATTAGGGATGCTTGAAACCAGTTTTTTTTGTTGCGCACAGGCACTCAGCATCAATGATACCAACATAGCCAAAGCAATCTTTTTATTCATAAAAATCTCCTATTCACATGAGTTTACTGAAAAATAGTGCTTAAGCGATTATTTTAACAGGTTTAGTGGCTAAGTGTATTGATCCTAAAGGTATAATTTGTAAATCGTTTTATACAAAAGTTATATATGTAATATAAAATCAATGTCGTATCTTAGTTGCCATTAATTGAGGTGATTATTATTTGTGATTTCAGACCGCAAAGAGCTTAAAAGCTGACGTTAGGGTTAACTAGTTGCTAACTTCCGCAAAGCGCACCAAGAAGTCCATTTAAAATAATAAATTCATATATAAAAACACTGATTATTAAGGCTCTTTATAGACCTCTAGAAATGAGCCAGTAGAAAGGTGCAAAAAATACTTTACCCCCGTATTACTAAGCGGGGGTAAAAAAAAGCCACCTTTCAGGTGACTAAAATTCACAGGATAAAATCCATAAGCCTTTCCTCTTACGTCAAGTATTGCCACTTTCCTGACCTAAATTAGTCCAAAAAATTAGGCAGGTTTATGTCAACAAAGATACGAAACCTGACATTAGCCTTGGCTTATCCAAGTGTAACTATTTCGACAACTAATTAGTTCAAAGGTTAAGCTTTGTTAGTTGAACTATTGTTCAAAACTATAAAGCTTAAGTTAGTAGTGCTGAATATTAAGTTAAAGTGTTTGAAGACCTCTACGGATATGGCATAGCAAAGGATTAAGCATTCTATAGTGATGGTTCTACAATAAAGCTACCCTAATTCCTAACTCTAGAGACAAAAAAAACACCAATCATTACAATTGATGTTTTCTAGAATCAAATATGAAAAAATATATTAAGATTGTTTCTTAAATCGACGTGATGCTAAACCCATCATGCCTAGTGCAAAAATAGCAAGTGTAGATGGTTCTGGAACATCTGTAGTGTAACTAATATCAATACGGGCAGCACTTGATAAACCTGAACCTGACCAAAAAATTTCTTGCATATTATTATTCATCTCTGCTGAAGCGTTACTAGCACCTATACTAAAATATTGCTGACTTTCCATATCCATAATGCTACTTAGATTTAGGTCTACAATTACTTCTGGCATTAGGATGTTTCCCGTGCCAAATACTGAAGCATTACCATATTTTTTACCACTCATAAGGTCATTATATACTGCTAGTGAAGATCCTGTTCCTACAACAGTTGTTACATCCCATAGCTGTAAATTCATAGATGAGTATGGAGATATTAGAGTTCCATTTGAATGGAATGTAATGCTAGCAGATGTTATTGTAACATTTTGAAGTAAGTTGCTAAAATCAAAGTTATAAAAACTGTTGTAACAATAAGTTGTGGACAAACAGCCTGTATAAGTATTAATGTTACTGGTGTCGTGATAGCCATCACTTTTATACCAACCATTATCGATTGAATCAAAAGATATTAACCCTGCATTAGCTACATTAACCAAACAGCTAACAGACAATATTAAACCTGCTAATGCAGTATTTAAAAATTTAAATTTCATTTGAGTTCCTTTTAATCCCTTTCCTTTAAAGTTTGAAAGGCATTCGTAAAACAATAAGTTATTGATCTACATATGCTAATACAAAAGACATGCCAGCAATATAAATTTAATGTATTTCAATGAACTAGACCCTTATACAAAGCCACTATAGTTTAAGTTGTAAAAATAGCTGACACTAATTAATTAAAAATTAGCAGTGTTAATTGTTGTTTTCATCACAGTAACACCGCTACAGATTCGTATATTCGAAAGCTTTTCACAACCTAGCAACTGACTTGTAATCAGTTGACTTGAAAAGTCATCTGTTGGTATTGCTATAATATCAAGCTGTTGATTTTAGGCGATAAAACATGTTCTTTGATGTTAACTGATTTCGAATAAAACAAAAGGTAAAACTTTAGAAATGTGTACTAACAGAGCTTTATCCGTTGTTAGTGAATTTGAACTCAAGTCTTAATTCCGTCTCAAAGGCGAGTAGAAAATGATAGCTAATATTCTTCTGAATATGATCACTGATAGCTCCGAGCTAATGTCAGCAATTGGCTAGCTTTAGACCTAAAGAATGACCGATAGCTAACGTCAACAATGCGCACCAAGAGGTCATACGAACCACAATCGAAAAATTATACATATTTACATAAAAAGAACATGGCACGGCATGACAAGTTATATTTCTTGAAGATAAGTTTATAGCTACAAGTCACGTAAACCGTTTACAAGATTAAATTTTTCCCAATCTGTCCAATTATCTAACAGTAAATTAAACTCTTTTAATTCGTTTAATGAAGCAGATGCTTTGATGGCTTTTTCAAAGAGGGAGTTTAGACGTGCAAAATCATCAGAAGTCATCATTAAAATTCCTTGTTATTTGTTATGTTAAAACTAAAACTATCTATTACTGAAATAAAATACAGGAAAGTTAAAAACAAACCATTACACGGCATGACACCAGTCAGTCAAAAACAACCAACAGAGACAGATCCTCTAGGATTACAGTTTATAAAATACTTAAGACAAGTTTTGCAGGACGGGTGTTACGATTGGAATAACCTGATGTGTAATACCGTTGTTATGACGGTAAATCAATTAACTTCTGTGCGGCCTTGAAATAATCAAACGCTTAGGCTTCATAAACTCCCCAAAAATCGCAAGCTAATTTGCTAACGATTGAACTAAGAAGTTTTCGCTACGCTATATAAAAACAACGTCATTTCTTTACAGGCTCCTTCCCGCTTGCGCGGGTCCCTTCCTGTAAAAAATATCATTAGTTTAAAGAGGCAACTTGTTCAGTACCCGCTACTGATTGAACTGGCGAATTGCATGTTAAAAAATCTTGATAATCAAAATAAGAAATCTTAACAGCACATTCACCAAGTACTTTGACAGAATATCCCGCAAGCGCTAAATCTTTGGTTGAGATGGTGAAGACATGTTGGCCATTTTGACGAGCACTAAAATAAACAATCTTAAAATCAAAATCCTCAGCGAAACCCGATACAGCTAAATCAACTTTGTAAAAAGGATGAAAAGTCTTACTTTTTTCAATCATCTCTTCATATTCAGTAAACTGTTTCGGTGCTTTTATAGGTTCTTTAAATGGCTTTATATTAGCGTTAGAGCCAACATTAGCACCAACATAAGTACCTGCCCTTGGTTGCCTTGATTTAGGTTCAACAGATTCAACGGGAATTGACTTTCCTTCTACTTCCTTCGATTTATTAGTTTTAGGTTTCATGTCTTTTTCAGGTTCATCAGAGCCAAATATTAACGTAAGAAACCATATGAGTACTAAGAGAAATAATACCCCCATCCCCATAGCACCATACATTAAACCAGACTTCCACCAAGGCGTAATATCTTGTGTTGTTGCTTCTACAACTGATTGATTAGACATCGTATGACTTTTATAAAACTTAAAAACGTGTGACTCATAAGCGCGTTCTTTAGTATTAACAACTGTTGATGTACAACCTTCATGGATTTTTAAAATATATTCTGAGTCTTGACCGTTGAAACTTTTCTTAATAGCTCGATAAACCAAGTTGACCATATCTCTAATATCACGATGAACTTTTTTAAAGTTCTGTGTGATTAATAAAATGTCATGACCGTAATGTCTGTGCATCGATAAATATTCTAATAGCGCTGTTGTTTGCGGTGTGACTTTTCCGTTAGGCATAGACAAATGACATTCATCTATTACGAAGAAAACCCCCTGACCTTTTTCATTTTTCCAGTCATCATACTTTAGAAAATCTTCAGCTTGGGAAAATGGGCGAGTCGTTCCATATTCATGAAAATTGTATTCAACAACTTCTATTAGCTCCGCAATTTCAGCACCATAAACACTTTCAAAATGTTCTGTTTGCAAAGGTAAGTTTGTGACTACTTTTCGCTTTTGTTCAAGTGCAGGGATAACGTGATTTTTAACTGCTTCATAACTTTTTCCGCCCCCTGGCTTTCCTGCAATTCCGTTAATCATGTTATGAGCCCCACCTTACAAAAGGTATAATTTGAAGTAAAAAGCGAATACTCAAACAGGTAGCAATCATACCCATAGCTTGAGAAACGCCCAAAAGATTTAAGTAATAGCCCGTTTCTGGCGGTATCATTGCGAAGTATTGAGCAATATCAAGACCTGACATTAATGAGCCAACACCATCTAACAAAAGCTTTCCAACATTCATGAGTTGCTCAAGCATCCAAATAAAGAGATCCTTTAACATATCCATTAAAGACAAAAGCAATCGATACAAAAAGTCTATAAAGGCGTTATACGTTTCAGCTAGCCAATCCAACACATTAACCTCCAAACAATATTTTGCGACAAGTGAAACCTGCCGTAATTAAAATGAATATCTTTAAAGCAGGCCAAATCCTAGGGTCTAAAACAAGGTCAAAACAACCAAGATTCATGTAAGCACCGAAGTTCATACAAAAGGACATATTAGGAGGTGCGCCAGTAAAAGTAGGTTTGAATTGCTCTAAGAAAACATAGAATTCAGTTGTTTTAAATCCTTCGATTTTCCCTTCGAACATGCCATTTACACCAGTAGGATAAACAGACGTGTAAAAACCTTTTAGATTTTCACTAGGTTCAATATTTCTGCCTATTTGCGTTGAGCCAAGACCATCACCAAGACCGTTAATTGCATCAACAATTTGACCTGTATTAGTGTTGTCATTTGCCATTATTGCATTGGTGTTTGTTGCGTCAGCGGCTATTTCTTGATTGGATTTATTGGCAAGTGTTTCTTCTAAAGAATTTACATCAGAGCGTAAGCCTGAGTCATTATAAGTATCACCACTTGAGCCACTGCCAGAGCTATTGTTTACAGCATCAATAATGCCCTGTAATTTATCATTAGAATTGATACCGTTAACAGCATCAGAAATAGCATTTGCTGATTTGATGGTTTGTTCTGCATTTTCATTTTTAAGTTTTTTAACCTCATTAATTAACACGTCACCTTGGGTACTCGTCATCCCATCAGTCCCCGTCCCATCTGTTCCTGTTGTTCCGTCAGGGTTATAAGGTAAGTCGGTTGTATCGTCAGGAGTAAAAGCACCACAACCAACACAATCAGGGTCATCAACAGGTGTGTCACAATCAATTAAATCGTTAGGATCATCTTGATTACATATACCGTCGCTATTTCCTGCATGTGAGCCATTTTCATCACCTGTAGAGCCGTCTCCACAAGTGAAAGTACATTCATAAGTAAAATCATTGTTATCGGTAAATAACATATCTGAAACTGAGCCGCGTGTATTACAG